GTCAAACTTCTCTTTGCTTTGTGGTTAGCGCGGAAGTGTTACCACGCACCCGAAAGGGGTAAGCATGGAACATTTCTTTACTCAAACGTTAACTATGAACCTAGAACACAGACTCCAACTAGTCCTCGAAAGAGTGTTAGTTGACCGCGTTCCGAAACTAGGTACGGGAAAATTCCGTGAGGGATATTTCCGATTCCTAGCCAGATCCCAGAAATGGATTGACAACGAAGGCGAGCAGGGCTTAAAACGAGTGAAATCGATTAAGCAATGCATGACGAATTATGTCCTTTATGGGGAATTGATCGTAGATCAAAACCTCTGGACTAAGACGTTACCATCGGGGTTACCAACCATTCTGAGTTTTGTCCCCCTGGGACCTTACTCTCCTGCTGAGAAGCAGGCACTTCTTAGTCTCTTTTCAATCGACAGATTGATAGTTTCTAAGAAGTTAATGGAAAGGACCCTGGAGAAAAGCTTACAGGGGATCACATCCCCCGGACCACACGAACCTAAGCTCGAGGTCGAGAAGCTTCCACGAGGCAGTAAGACTGTCGAATTGAAGCTCATCTACTCCGCTTTTGGAGAGTGGCTGCAAGCTCACGAAACGAGAAATACTCGTCTTCGCGTTTACAGTAGGTTCCGAAAAGTACTGAGGCCAAAGTTAGGTTCCTTACTTAGTAATAAGCAAGGTCCAAATGGGCGATCAGTAGAGAGTGCATATGCTGATGCATATGCTGTTGTGACCTCAGAGGTCTACAATAGCATACGGGAGTTCAGTAGTCGCTTAGACCCGTTCTTAAGAGGGACGGGGATAGCGCTTGAAACTCCCTTCCTCGATAACGTGAAAAGTTATCTAAAGGGCGCATCAGACGAACAGAAGGCCAGTGTTTTAGCATCACTGACCCGCAAGGGTCGCCCCCCTATTTCAGGACGCATTGCTGCGTTCCCTGATAAGGGCGGCAAGAACAGAGTGATAGCCATAGGTGATCAATTCACCCAGACGGCTTTACGCCCTATTCATGACCGGCTGTTCGAAGTCTTGAGGTCTATACCTCAAGATTGCACTTTCGAGCAAACAAAGGGAGTGGACGCGCTACTGAAGTGGACCCAAACGGGCGACTATGTAGCGTCACTTGATCTCTCAAGTGCCACAGACCGATTCCCCCTAGAACTACAAAAGGTAGTAATAGGGAGGTTATTCGATCCCGATCTTGCTCAAAGCTGGGCCGATCTTCTCGTCAAACGAGATTATCATTGCCCAGACGGCTCTGTAGTTCGTTATAAGGTAGGGCAACCTATGGGGATCCTATCCTCATGGGCTGCTTTCACATTAACACACCATTTCTTAATCCAGTTTGCCTTTTTCAGGGTAACTGGATCCTATAAATGGTTCTCAGAATATCGTATTCTGGGAGACGATATAGTCATCCGCTCGCAGAGAGTGGCTGATGAGTATCGCCGGTTAATGTCGCTGTTAGGGGTCAACATTTCATTGTTAAAATCCCACATCAGCGGAAGAGGCACGACCCGGTCTTCGACCGGGGAGTTCGCGAAGAAGATAGTTCAGG